AGGGTGAGACGCCGCCGGAGGCGGAAAATCAAGAAAATCAGGTGAACCAGAAGGGGGCCAAGGAGGGTGGCAAGGCTCCGGCCAAGGGGGTAGCGGATGAAGAGGCTGCGGCCAAGCAAGCGCAGGTGGAGGCGCTGTTGCAGCAGTCACCCAAGCTGAGCCTGGCAGAGATCGCCAGGCAGTGTGGCGTGTCGCGGCAGTACGTTCACAAGATCAGCAAGAGCCTGGCCGCCAACCCGGGCACCCCGGGCACAGGCCAGGGAGACGGCCAAGGGGCCGGCCAAGGGGGCAGCCAGGGGGCCTGACACCACCCCGGGGTTCACCCACACACCCCGGGGTTCACCCGCACACCCCCTGGCACCCACCCCCCTACCACCACCCCGGGCACCCACCCCGGGCACCCACCCCGGGCACCCACCCCGGGCACCCACCCCTACCACCACCCCGGGCACCCGCCCCCGGCACTGGGGGTGGGCCACCGGCGGGCGTCAACCACCCCCTGTCAACCGTGTCAACCAGCCCTGTCAACCGTGTCAACCAGCCCTGTCAACCGTGTCAACCAAGTTGTCAACCAAGTTGTCAACCAAGTTGTCAACCAAGTTGTCAACCAACCTGTCAACCGTGTCAACCAGTTGACACGCTTTGTCAACCAGTTGACACGCTTTGTCAACCAGTTGACAACCTGGTTGACAACTGGTTGACAAGTTGGTTGACGCGGCTAAGTCCCTCCTGGCTAAGGAGATAGGGCGTTTGTCAACCGTGTCAACCAGCGTGTCAACCAGCGTGTCAACCAGCGTGTCAACTAGTGTGTCAACCAGCTTGTCAACCAGCTTGTCAACCAGTTGTCAACCAACTTGTCAACCAAGTTGTCAACCAGTTGACACGGTTGTCAACCAAGTTGTCAACCAGTTGACACGGTTGACAAGCTGGTTGACGCGGTTAAGTCCATGCGCTGCAAGGAGATCGGTCAATTTTGCGGCGTGTCAACCAGCGTGTCAACCAAGTTGTCAACCGTGTCAACCAGTTGACAGCTGGTTGACAAGTTGGTTGACAAAGTTGGTTGACACGGTTAAGTCCTTATTTTGCAAGGGGATACGTCAATTTAGGGGTAGTAAACAGGCGTATACTGGTTGACACTGGTTGACAAGTTGGTTGACACGGTCAAGTCCTTATTTTGCAAGGGGTTGCGTCAATTTGTGAACTGACGTTCACTAATTTTTGGGCCGGCCCCCCCTAAAAACCCCCCACACCCCCCAGAGAGGCGGCGGCTCAGGCCGCCCGCCTCTCTGGGGGGTGTGGGGCAACAGGCCCCCCCAGCCCCCCCACGCGCTGCGCGGCGGCTGACAGGGTCGGTTGACGCGGTTGACAAGCCGACCCAAGCGACCGGCCTTCTTGGCGACGACAAATCCGCCGCCGCCCGCCTGGCCAGGACGACCCCGGGGGCGGGCCGGGGTAGGGGCCAGGGGTAGGGGCTGGTGGCCGGGGGCCAGGGGCCAGGGGTAGGGGCCAGGGGCAGGGGCCAGGGGTAGGGGCCAGGGGTAGGGGCCAGGGGTAGGGGCCGGGGCCGGGGGCAGGGCCAGGGGCCAGTGGCCGGTGGCCGCCCCACCCTGGCCTGGCCACAGCCCGGGGGCCGCCGCCAGATCGGCCTCAAAAAGCCGAAATGGTTTTTAAGGCCCCTAGCGGGCTCTAGGACGCATTCTGGCCCCTTGGACGACTCCCCAGCCGTCCTGACCCGTCCGGATGCGTTATAGAGCCTGCTAGGGGCCTTTAAAGGGCATTCCCTGCGGCGAGGTCCACGAGGAGGAGGCTCACTGGCCGACAAGACAGCCCGTGGCCGCCCCTGGCTCACCCCCCTGCCCCGGTGGCCGGGCACCCACCCCTGGCCCGGGGTAGGGCACCCGCCCCTGGCCCCCGGGGTAGGGCACCCACCCCTGGCCCTTGGTGGCCACCCTGGCCCTGGGCAGGGCACCCAGCCCCTGCCCCTGGGTGGGCACCCCGCCCCGGTGGCCGGCACCCACCCCTGGCGAGGGGCGGCCAGCCCGGCCAGGCCCGGTTGCCCGCCAGGCCGCCGTAAACCGCGTAGGACGAGCCCTGGCCCCCTGGACGACTTCCTGGTCGTCTTGGCCCGTCCGGTCGCGTCCTGGGGCCTACTAGGGGCCTTAGAAGGGCATCTCCGTGGCGGTCGAGGTGCGATTCCGCCCAACTTGGCTTGACTCGCCTCACTGGCCGGGCTATGGTGGGCGCTGGGTCCAACTCTCCTTGCGTCGGACGCGCCCCGGGTGCCGTCTCGCGGCTCTCGGGGTGCGTTGCATAGTGGGCTTGGTTCGGGTTGGTGTGGGTGTCAGGGTAGAACCATGAGTGCCGATCTTTTCGACCTGTCCGATCCTTCGTCCGACGAGAGCGCGCCACCCGACAGTGGCAGCGTGGAAGAAGCCGTCTCAACCACAACCAACACCGCCGACGTGTCTGCCACTTTCAAGAAAAGCGCGCCTGCCACTTTCAAGAAAAGCGCGCCAGAGACTTTAAAGAAAAGTGCGCCCGAGACTTTAAAGAAAAGCGCGCCCACACAATCCGGCAGCCTGGCTATTGCTGACGACCCGTGTTTGCCGTGTTTTCAAGAAAATCAGGATGATGGTTGCGTGCATCCTGTGACTGGTGGACTCAAGACGCGGGTGACAACCTTGAGTAACGCCGCCAAGCTGTTGACCCAGGCGGGTGGCTACAGGATCACGGTCGAGATGATTCAGGCTGACGTGGCTGCGGGTGCGCCGGCCAACGCGGACGGTACAATCGACTTGATTCACTACGCAGCCTGGCTGGTGAAGGAGATGGAGCGTGCCCGTTGAGTTACACAAGCTGCGATCATCGGAGCTATGCCAGCTCCTGAACTCAACTCCCATCGGTGAGGTCATCAACGAGCGGCAGTTGCGTCGCCATCGCGCCTGTGCCGGTACGGCGCTGGGTAGGTCCACCAAGAGCGTAGACTTGCTGCGTTACATCGCCTGGCTGGCCCAGGTTCGGCATCTCTCAAAGCCTGGCAGCGCCATCACTTCGGCCAATTTAGACCTTTTTGAGGCTGCGGAGGGTGCGGCTGCGTTGAGCCTCAGCCAGGTTGACGAGGAGTCAGGTGGTCCAGTGCCACGGGGCAAGGTAAAGAGCAACGTTCGGAGCAAGCAGGAGGTCATGCTTGCCGCGTTGCTGATTGAGCCGAACCATCTCGCTGCCGCCACCAAGGTCGGTGTCAACTACGCAACCCTGTGTCGTTGGCTGCGAAAGCCCGAGTTTCGGGAAGCCTACCGTCGGGCACGCCGAGAGCTGGTTGAGTACGCCATTGGCCGGATGCAGGCTGCTGCCGGGCAGGCCGTTGACACCCTGTTGGAGGTGGCCCGCAACGGGCGGAATGAGCGTGTGCGTGTTCAGGCGGCTATCGCTCTGCTCCAGCGTGCCTGCCGTGGGCTGGAGGACGCAAACACGCTGCACGGCGAGCCGGCTGTCAAGGACACCACGCCCATGAACACTTCTGATGTCGTTTCCGTGTTGGCGACTCGGTTGCGGCAGCTTGATCAGGCCGAACTGCCCACTTCGGAGAAGTCTCGCATCACGGCCACGCTTGCTGATTCCCTCCTGCGTGCCCTTGGTGTGGACGTACTTGACAAGCGGTTAGAGGCGTTGCAGACCGTCCTGCTCAACCGAGTGGAAACTCAGTGATGAACGCGAACGTGCTGACGAAGCACTACGCACGCCTGACACCCGAGGAGCGTTTCCGGCTGATCGTTGCCGCGAGCGCGCGGGGTGACGAAGCAGAGCAACTTCGGCTGCAACATGCCGGTCAGCGGCTCATTCTGAGGCTGCCTGACCACTCGCCGTGGTCGAATGCGTTCAGTGAGTTGTCCGTGGCGGTGTTCCTGGATTGTCTGGAAGAAGCCGCCAGGCACCGTGACCTGTTCGAGTTTTGGGACGACGCTGGCGCTTTGCAGGACCGTGTGTTTGAGCTGTACCTGGCTCAGGGGTTCATCTTGAGAGCCAAGATTGCCGGCTGGAAGCTGTTCTGCGAGCGACTGAGCATTCCCGCATTCGTGGCCTGGCAGTCGCTTCCCGGTTTTCAGCGTTTGCAGCATGTCGTGCAGCTGTTGGAGGATGACGAGTCCTGGCCAGCGGCAGCCTTCTGCTTGGAGGGGATGATCCGCTGGCTGCGGCGCACTTGTGCTTCTGGCGAGTTTGCGCTGGAGACTCTGATCTCCCCTGAGCGCTTTGCGGATGACTTGAACAAGGTCTTCCGCCAGCGCGTCAACTGGTGGGGCGGCTGAGGCCCTCCATGTCCCCTTCCGCGAGCCTTTGTCGCGGTGAGTCACTGACGTCTCCGACCCTTCACCACCTCTGGTCGCGCGGCCTGGTCATGATCCGTGACTCAGAGGATGTTCTGCGGCATCCTGGCTGGCTCGTACCGTGGCTCCGCCCAGTGAGTCACGATTTCCGGTGCTGTGGCGGTTACTTTCTGGGGGAACTCAACACGGCGCGTTGGAAGGATGGTGTCCAGTGGCGCGGACGATCCGACCTCTGCGGGGTATGACCGGAACTTGTTCACGGGGAAGGTCACGGTGGACGTGATGGGTGCGGATTTCGGCTGCACGGGCCTGCTCCTCTGAAGTGTTGTGACAGAGATTGGAAGCGACGGCACTTCCAATTCACTGCCGATTCATGGCCAATTCCTGGCCAATTCGGGTGCAATTCGGGTTCAATTCGGGTACAATTCAGGTTCCATTCGTTGCCACCTGGGGAGGGTACCGAGATGCACGACTATACTCTACACGATTCAGGCGAGCGGCAGCAATTCGCAACTGGGGCCGTGCGGGACCGTCAGGCGGGCAAGGGGCGGTTTGACCTGCTCCCGCCCTTGGCCATGATCCGCCTGGCCAGGCACTTTGAGAAAGGGGCGGCCAAGTACGGCGACCGGAACTGGGAGCGTGGCATCCCGCTCAGTCGATTCGTGGACTCAGCCCTTCGGCACCTGTTTTCGTACATGTCTGGCCGGGACGACGAAGATCATCTCGTGGCGGCTGCTTGGAACCTGTTGGCGGCGATGGAAACCGAGGAGCGGGCTGAGGCCGAGCGTCTGCCGCTTGATCTGGTAGACATTGGCCCCGGACGCCTGGGCGGCGAGAAGTAGGCGACGCTTGCTTGGTTTTCACGTCCTTGCAGCTCGGTGCGCTTACTTGCGGTTCTGTGCGCTTACTTGCGGTTCGGCGCGCTTACTCGCAGCCCAGTGCGCTTCCTTGCAGCCCAGTGCGCTTACTTGCAGTTCTGTGCGCTTACTTGCAGTTCGGTGCGCTTCCTTGCAGTTCTGTGCGCTTCCTTGCAGTTCCCTGCAACGACAGCCCTGCCTGGTCGATGTAGCGCCTGGTGCAAGTGCTTGTGGTTTTTCAAAAAAAGAGCTTGGCGTGGGTGCCAGTGTTCGCGTAAATTGCACGGTGACGCGGAAATCTCGCCGAACTGGCGAGGTGAACAAACTTCGCGCCTGGGCTGTCGCGTGCGGCCCAGGCCAGACTACCTTGGAGGAGTTGGAAGATGACTGACTCATGCCCCCTGGCCCCATCTTCGCCCGCCACCTCGGCTGACAAGGTCACAGCTTTACCGGGGCCAGAAAGTCCGGCTGGCCAACCAAGTGCGCAGGTCAAGGAGGAGCAGCCGCCTACTACGCCGCGATCTTCATACCCATTGGTCACGGCACGAGAGTTTGCCGAGATGCTGGGCCTTGACTCCAAGACCATCGTGAGGTGGAGCAAAGAAGGGTTTGCACCATCGCCGGTGCGAATTGGCAAGGTGCTTCGTTGGAAGCGTGATGAGGTTCGCTCCTGGATCGAGGCCGGCTGCCCCGGGCGCTTGCGATGGCTGCGTCTGCATGTGGGGAAGCCCGACTGCGAAGAGGCCGCCAGCTAGTGAGGGTCTGGTGTCGTGGCGGTCGCCACTGGCGACAAAAAAAAAGAGCGGGCGGCCCGCCGATAGCCGCCCGCCCACACCACGAAGGAAGTGGAAGCCGTACACCCGAATCTTACCGACAGCCCGGGTTGCCTGCAAGTCTTTTTTGCTGACATTGCCAGGAAAAATCGCCTGTAGTTAGAATGCATTGACGTTTTTGGCTACTTTTTCATCCAAAAAGGGGTGCCCGGAGGTGCGACAGGTAGCCCCCTCACCAGAGGCCGCCAGGCGTGTCACCCCTGACACCATGCGGAACCGCATCGAAGCCCTTGGCTGGAAACGAGTTGCGGGGATTCACGGCAAAATTGCCGTTTACACTAACCCGAGGGACCATCTCCGCCAGGCCGTTGTCCCCTTGGATGAGAAGCTGGACGGCTACGGTGAAGCTGTCCTTGAGGTGGTGCGAAAGCTGGCCGAGTTTGAGGGGCAGTCTGAGTCGGCGGTGTTGGACCAGCTGCTGCTCCCGAGCGACCTTCGCGTTATCCGCGAGCCGACGGTTTACGTCGTCGGTCGGCAGTTCATTGACCTGTTCGAGCAGGACCGCTTTCTGGCCGACCACGGCATCGCCTGGCAGACTGACACAGAGGTGGCTGCGGAGCGCCTGGTCGAAACTGCGGGTCGGCTGTGTTACATGTCCTTTGCCCGACCTCGGCCAGGGGGCAACCAGGCGTACTTGCACCACATCCTGGAAGCGGGTCACGGTTCCGTCCTGGAACATGCGGTGTGGAACCTCGTCATCACTGGCGTCAGCCGTTCCTTGACGCACGAGCTGGTCCGGCATCGGGCCGGCTTTGGTTTTTCTCAGCTCAGTCAGCGCTACGTTGATGAATCGGTGGCTGAGTACATCGAGCCGGACTGCATTGCTGCCGACCCCGAGCTGCACCAGATATGGCTTGACGCGGTGGTTCACAGTCATCATGCTTACGTCAGGCTGGTCGAGAAGTTGCAGGAAGTCTTCAAGGACGAGCCGGACAGCACACAGCGCCGCAAGCTAGCCCGCCAGGCAGCCCGAAGCGTCCTGCCAAACGCCACGGAAACCAAGGTCTTCATGACGGCCAACGCTCGGGCCTTGCGACACTTCATCGAGCTTCGGGCCAGCAGGTTTGCCGAAGTGGAAATCCGCAAGCTCGCCGTGCAAATTCTTCGTCGGATGCAGCAAGAAGCACCTAACATCTTTGGCGACTATGAGTTACGACCGCTCCCGGACGGCACCTGGGAGGTGGCCACGTCTCATCGCAAGGTCTGAAAGGTGGCGTGATGGACTCGAAGGCGAGGAAGAATCAGCCGGCGAAGCAGGCTGCTGACTGGGCGGTGGCGTTCTTGAAGGTGCTGCGGCTCACCGGTAATTTGACGACCGCGTGCTGTCGGGTTGGCGTTCAGAAGGAGGCGGTCTACAGTCGCATGGAGAAGGACCAGGCGTTCGCGCGGGCCTTTGATGAGGCGTGCGAGCTGGCGATTGAGGACTTGGAAGCGGAGGCTCGCAAGCGAGCCCTCTCTGGCTCAGACAAGCTCTTGATGTTTCTGCTCCGGGCGCACAAGCCGGAGTTGTACGGCGAGCGCTCCACTCTTGTACACGATGGCCAGGTCAGGACGGTCGTATCGGTAGAGGACTTGTCGGATGAGGAGCTTGCCAAGATTGCCGGCTGCGATCAATCCGGCGAGCGCGGCGGCGGAGCTGCTTCGACGCAGGGCAGCTCGTCGTAATCTGCTGGATTTCACGCTGTACACCATGCCTGACTATGTGCCAGGCTGGCATCACCGGCTACTTTGCTCCTACCTGGATAAGTTCATCAAGGGTGAGATTACCCGACTGATCATCAACCTGCCGCCGCGACATGGCAAGAGTGAGTTGGCCAGCTGTCGGTTGCCCGCCCTTCTGCTCGGACAAAACCCAAACCTCAAGATTTTGGCGTGCAGTCACACGGCCAGCCTGGCGAGCGCCATCAACCGCAAGGTCCAGCGCATTCTCGACTCGGCATCGTACAGGCGACTCTTCCCGGCCACTACGTTGTCCGACCACAAGCGAACCCGGGGCACCGTGGAGGCCCGCAACAGTGACCTGTTCGAGGTGGTCGGCCACTCTGGCGTGTACCGCTCAGCTGGCGTGGGCGGGGCCATCGTCGGGCATGGGTTTGACGTGGGCATCATTGACGACCCGATCAAGTCCCGGGAGGAGGCTGACAGTGCGACGGTGCGGGAGTCGATCTGGGCGTGGTACACTGGCGACTTCTACACGCGGCGGTCTGCGGGGAGCCGAATCCTGGTCATCTCGACCCGTTGGCACCAGGAGGACTTGACCGGTAAGCTGCTGGCCGCGAGTGAAGACACGCTGAGCGATCAGTGGACAGTGCTACGACTGCCGGCCATCCGGGAGGAGGACAGCTGCCCAGAAGACCCGCGACAGATTGGCGAGGCCCTCTGGCCGGAGCGTTATCCGCTTGAGGAGCTGGCCAAGACGAAGGCAATCAACTCCTATGACTGGGACAGCCAGTATCAACAGCGGCCACGGAGCCCTGGCTCGACCGAGTGGCCTGACAGCGTGTTCTCCCGCCCTGGCTTCTGGTTTGACGAGTGGCCTCCACTGGACCAGCTGGTGGTACGCACTGCCGCCCTGGACCCGTCGAAGGGTAGTGATGCCAAGAACTCCGACTGGCAGGCGCTGGTACTTCACGGTCGCACGCGGGATGGTGTGGAGTACGTCGAGGCTGACCTGGCCCGTCGCCCAATTGTTGCGGCCCGCAGCTCAGACGGTACTCCTCTGAGTGAGGGGATGGTCGAGGCCATCGTTGACAAGGTGAAGCAGTTCCGGCCTCATGGCTTCGCCGTAGAGGCCAACCAGTTTCAGTTTCTGCTTCGCATCCCATTTGAGACAGAGGCGAAGCGACAGCAGTGTGAGTTGCCGCTCTGCTTGGTCCAGAATCATGACCCCAAGGTGTTGCGGATTCGCCGCCTTGGGACGGCCCTGTCGCAGGGGAAAATTCGCTTCCGCACGACCCCTGGGACTCGGTTGCTCGTAGATCAGTTGCGGCAGTTCCCCACGGGTGCCTACGACGACGGGCCAGATGCTCTGGAAATGGCTCGTCGGCTCAGTGTAGAGTTATGGAACAAGGCCCACGCGGTTGGCCCGAACTCCATTGTGTTGCGTGCGTAAAGGCAGGCTCGATAGCACAGACTCAGAACAACACTGACCTGAAGGCTCTGCGGGAGCGGCGGCGAATGTTGCGTGCCCAGCTGGAGATCGTCCGGATGGAGCACGAGAAGAAGGTCTTGGAGAGCCTGATCGACGACAACAGCTACGAGCTGTGGTCCGCTCTGCGTCGTCAGTCCGAGGATGGCTTCTGGGTTCCAGTTGCCTCCTTTGGTGATCGCGCCCGTGGCCGCAATTATCCATTCTGGCAGACCCCTTCCGAGCTAGCCGAGCTGCGGCAGAAGTCGCGCGTGGTGTGTGTGACCAACGCGCACGTCAAGGGGTTGCTTCGCAACCTGACCAACTATGTGATCGGAAAGGGATTCAGCTACCAGGTCAGTTCCAAGGAACTGTCGGACACAGACTCTGAGGCGATCAAGGGCTGGATCACTCAGATTCAGGACGTGGTTGACCGCTTCCTGGAGACGAACCATTGGAACTCCTCCTCTGGCGCGCCGGACAGCTTGGTGGTCAACTCCAGTCGTGAGCGAGAGTGTTTCCGTCGGTTGATTCGGGACGGTGAGGTCTTCCTGCGGTTCTTCTACCAGGACGACGGCACCACGCTGGTCCGGTTCGTAGAGCCGGAGCAGGTGCAAGACCCTCCCGGGGCGGCCTTGACCACTGGCTGGTCCTTCGGCATCCGGCATCAGATGAGTCCCTACGAGGACGTGGAGGTGCCCCTGGAGTACCACCTGGTCTACCTTGACTCGACGCATGGCGCTCAAGGGGAGCTGGTGCCAGCGGGGCAAATCCTTCATCTGAAGGGGCCAGACACTGACTCGACCGTCAAGCGTGGCTCGCCGGAGTTTAGCTGGGACACTCTGGACGCTTTCCTACGGGCGAGCAAGCTGCAACGAAACTTGTCGCTTGGCGCGGCGATTCGGGCCGCGACGGCTGAAATCTGGCAGTATGCCTCTGGCACACAGGCGCAGATTTCGGCGCTGGCGTCCAGCTTGAGCGAGTATTCCAGCATCAACCCAGTGACTGGAAACGTCGAGCGGGTGGAGCGGATCGCGCCAGGTACAATTCGCCGCATCCCTGCTGGCCAGCAGCTCGTTGGCCAGCCGCCTGATCAGACGATGAGCTACATCCAGGGCGTGCAAGCCGACCTGCGGCAAGGGGCATCCAGCCTGTGTGCTCCTGAATACTTGGTGTCTGCGGATGCGTCCAACGGGAACTACTCCAGCACCAAGGAGGCGTCGGCACCCTTTGTCAAGGCGGGCGAGAGCTGGCAGGAATACCTTGTCGCGGCCTTTTCGCGGGTGCTCTGGAAGGCCATCAGCTGGGCAGCCCAGTGTGGGAAGCTGCCGCGTGAGGCCCTGGCGAAGATCGACCTGCAAGTCAAAGGCCCTGCGGTGCTGCACCGCAACGAGATCGAGAAGGCCCAGATCGACCAAATCCTGGTCGGCATCGGTGCCAAGGACCGCCAGACCGTGAGCGCTGAGTGGGGCCTGGACCCCGAACTGGTGCAGGCCAACAACGACCTGTGGAACCAACGAAACGTTCCCAACCTTCCGCCCCTGGACATGCCGCCGGAGTAATCATGACTGACCATCTGGAGTTGTGGAAGCGGACGCTGATCAATGTGGATCGTTCCATCCTGGTGATTGACCGAGTCATCGCCCTTGTGTGGCGAGCCCTCCGACACCTGATTGATCATTCGCAGGGCTACATCGCGGATTACAAGCGCGCCCTGGCCCTCTTGAGCCGGATGCCGACGTCGTTGGTGCAAGCCTTCTCTTCGGAGTTCAGTCGGCTGTACAAGCTGGGTTATCTCCAGGCACGCCAATTACTTTGGCCAAATATACTCTTGCGTACATCTGAGAGTCGTAGTAGTCTTCAGGAGCAGGGCATCGTCGGCTTGCAGCTAGGTGCAACTCAAACACCGCAGCTGGTCAACCTGGCAACCAGGCTGCGCGGCAAAAATCTCACAGATACCAAGAAGCGCTCGCTGCTGAAGCAGATGCTGTTTCAGCCGCCGTCCAAGCAGGACGTGCTGCGGGTGATTTCGCAGTGGATCAGGCCGTCGGATTGGCAATCCATCGGCGGTGCCGTTACGAAGCAGCCCCATGACTTGGCCAACGAGCTTGCCGCCGGGTTGGCTCGTGGAAAGAGTCCGCGTGAAGTGGCTCAGTTGATCCTGCCCTACATGGAGGACAACCGAGTTCGGGCGCAGCGGACTGCTCGTACTTTTGGCATGGCGGTGGTCGGCCAGGCGCAGTTCGACTCATTTGAGGCGCTTGGCGACCTGGTGATTGGCTACCAGGTTCATGCCACCCTGGACCGCAACACCAGGCCAGAACATCGTCGCAGGGACGGGACGATCTACTACAAGCAGCCCAAGAGGGGTCAGAAGGGGCTTGACGAGATGCCCCGACCGCCGCGAGAGGCTGATGGTTCGATTGCCTGGAACTGTCGTTGCTATCTCACCCCGGTGTTGAGGGAGTTGTGATATTGCGCATCATCGAGGCCCCCATCAAGTCGGCTGTTCCGCTACAAGTGGATCGTGCCAACGGCGTGATCGAGGGCGTCAAGATTTTGGGCGCTTCTTCGGCGAATGGCCGCTACTACACTCCCGAGGCGATGCGTCGGGCCATTGATGCGGGCCTGTACGAGGATGCCAAGGTCTACCTGGATCATCCGTCGGCTGGTGAGAAGTTCCGGCCCGTTGAGCAGCTCTTCGGCAAGATTCGGAACGCTCGGCTCAATGGGGACTCGATCATTGGCGACCTGTATTTTGTGCGAGAACATCCTGTCGCGCCCCGCGTGTGCGAGGATTGCGAGCGTGCTCTTGGTCTTTTTGGCCTGTCGCACAATGCCGAAGCGGCGCAGTGGGAAGTGCGCGACGGGGTGCAGGTGATCACGGAGATTGCGAAGGTTTATTCAGTGGATTTGGTGTCTGACCCAGCCACAAACTCTAGTCTATGGGAGGCAAGACCGATAACTCGAATCAAGTTCGCAGAGCTGTTGGATCGGCTCTCTGCCGACAGGAAATTGCCCAAGCGGGTGCGTCGGCGGTTGCTCGAAGTGGACGGCGACATGCCGGCTGCGAGTGCAGAGTTGCCCGAGCCAGAGCCTGAAACCGACCCGATGGATGCGTTGAAAGATGGGTTCCGTGCCGCGATCATGGCAGCGGTCGATCAGGCTCTGGACGGTGACGAAGAAGCGTTGAAGCAGGTGGTCGAGCTGATCAAGACGCACCGCAAGGTGACTGCTGGCCAGGAGGAACCGCCAGCGGCGGACGACCAGATGGCGAGCGATGACGGGGAGCCTGCTGATGACCAGGCCGAGCAGAAGGAGTCGCGCAATCGCCCTGCTGCTGGCCTTACTGAGGCCAGGGCGGCTGCTCTGGTCAAAATCGCTGGGGTGGAAGACCCTGACACTCTGGTCAAGGCGGTTGCTGGTTTGAATGAAGAGCAGGCTTTGCGTGTGTTGGCCTGGGCCAAGGAGCGAGCCTCCAATTCGCGGCCTGGCGGAGCGCGTAGTCAAGGTGTTCGTGAGTCGGTCAGGTTGATCACCGACGGGAAGACCTTAGCTGAGGCAATTTTGAACTAGGAAGGGAGAGCAGATAAGAGACATCATCCTACCGGAATGGCTTTCGCGTGCGCGATTGCAGTATGAAAAGTTCGACGATTTCGACTGGTACATCTCTCCGCACTTCTGGACCTCTCTAGCTGCGGACGCGGGTGTATCGGCCCCAGCCGCCACTGACGCCAAGAACGGCGTCGTGTCGATGTCCACGGGGGCAACCGACAACAATGAAGTGATGGTCCGCAGCACGAATGAGGTTGCCCTGCTCCAGTCCGACTGCACGTTGATCTTCGAGGCGAGGATCAAGTTTGCCGAGGCCAACGGTGACGATGCCAACGTTGCCGTGGGCATGGCAGACGCTGCCGGTGCTGATTTGCTGCTGGACAACGGCGCGGGCGACAACATTGCGAACAGCGGGGTGCTGATCTACAAGGTGGACGGTGAAACCACCTGGCGCTGTGCTTGCAAGAACGGCTCCACGGTCAGGCGAACCACCTCGACGTTCACTGCTGGCGGCAGCAGCTACCAGACCTTGCGAATCATTGGTCGTCCAGTGGATGGGTCCAACTACGAGTTCACCTACTTCGTGGACGACACTCAGCTGATGGACAGCAACGGCTCCAAGATCAAGCACACCTTGAGCTTTGCGTCCGCGACTGAGATGCGCCTCGTGGCTGGCTATCTGAAGGCTGGCGGCGCGAACAGTGAAACACTGTTGCTGGATTACTGCTCTTTCGTTGCAGGGCGAGTCTAATAGCTGAAGGAGATCAGAGATACCAGGGACCAGATGCGTCAATTCGCGTGAGCTGAAGCGGCAATGCGAACTACAGGGAACCGGGGTGGTTTGCCGCCACCTGTCTGAGGCTCTTGAGAACGGTCACTTGCGACCGGAGGATTTCAGCTTCCGCGATCTTGCCGAAGCCTTTCTTGGCGAAGAGTGGGTTCGGAACCTGCGCCCCAAGAGCGGGCGTCTGTACCGTCGCAACGAACTTCTCGAAGCCGGCGCAGTCCGCTACTCGGACTTCTCTCACATCACCGGCCAGATTCTGTTCAGCACTATCCGGCAGGGCTACCAAGACGAGCAGTTCGTCTTCACGCCCGTGGTGCCGGTGGTGCAGACTGACAATCAGGACATGGAGAAGATTCCTGGCATCTCCGAGATCGGGGATGAAATGCTGGTTGTCAGCGAAGGCAATGACTACCCCACCGTGGGAGTCAGTGAAGATTACATCGAGGTTTCCGCCAAGCAAAAACGCGGCATGAGGATCGCCCTGACTCGTGAGGCGATCTTCGGCGACAAGACCGGCTTGCTGCTTCAGCGTGCTCGACGCGCTGGGTTCTACGCTGGCCTGAACCTCGAAAAGCGAGTGATTGACGCCCTGATCGACGAGAACGCCGGGGCTGTCTCTGCGGTGGCTGGTGGGCACCGTTATCACTGGAAGGGTGTCAGCTATGCCACTTACCAGACCTCTACCCCGTGGAAGAACGTCACCACGAGCAATGCGCTGGTCGATTGGACGGACATCGAGAACGCACTGCTCACCTTGTCCGCGATTACTGACCCCTACACTGGGGAGCCGATTCTAATTACGCCCAAGCATCTCGTGGTCACTCCGCAGAATCTGTTCACTGCCAAGCGGATCGTGAGCGCAACGGAAATCCGGGTTGCGACTCCTGGGTATGCGACCTCGGGGAACCCGACTCAGACTATTGCGGCGAACCCGGTGAGCAACTACCAAATCTTGTCGAGCAATCTCCTGGCTGCCCGTGCCGCGACGGATACGGATTGGTGGCTGGGTGACGTGAGCGAGTTGCTCCGGCGGTTTGTGAACTGGGACATTGAGATGGAAGAGGCGTCGCCCAACCATCCGGATGCGTTCAACCGTGACATCGTCTTCCAGGTGAAGGTCACTGTCAAGGATGCGGTGAGCGTGGTCGAACCCAGGGCGATGAACGAGAGCCGCGCGTAAAAGGATGACCTCACATGGGGAGAAAGAAGAAGATGCCAGTGCAAGAAGTGGAAACTGATTATTTGGACTTCGACAAGACGCCAGATGCCGCCAGTGAGCTGGCCAAGCTGCGTGCGGAGAATACCCGACTGATGCACGAGCTAGCCAGCAAAAATGCAGCGGAGGTTGCGTTACCAAACAGCGGCAGGGGTCGCTACCGAGTGGAGCTGCGGCACAGTCCAGCTCCGGTCAAGAGGCTGGAGCTGGACGCCGACAGTGAGCAAGATGCTTGGGACCGATTCCTGCAAGCCAACTTTCAGAAGCAAGGCAACCAAGCAGGTTGGCGGCGGCTTCAAGAGCAGGTGGCGCGTGGTGAGCTGGATCGGGTGATCGTCAAGGTGGGTTGATGGCGAGCTATGAGGACAACCTGAAAGCCGTCAAGGAGAACATTGCCGCCCGTCTGGCGGAGATCACTGCCAGCCCCAAGCCGTCTTATTCGATTGATGGCCAGTCAGTGAGCTGGACGGAGTATTTCAACTCTCTGGTCCAGCAGTTAAAGGAGATCAATCAGCAGTTAGAGGCCGTCGGATCGGTGGCGGTGGCCCCCTGGGAGATTCGGCAGCGTGCGATGTGAGCGCCGACCCGGGGTAGAGTAGTGGTAGCTCGCCAGTCCTATCAGCTGGAGGTCGCAGGTTCGATTCCTGCCCCCGGAACTATGAGGGCGAGATTGTGCATCTGAAGATTGCTGATGACTACAAGGTCTTGGACGGCCTCGAAACTGTGACGTACTGCACTCTGCATGACGGGCAGATCAGCCGGTGGCCGTTCCACAACAGCGCCTTGAGACGTGCTCTGACGCAGCACGAGTTATTTGCTTCAGCGGGGAGCTACACGAGCCAGGATGTCAGCTGGGTGCTCCCCAACTGGTTTGGCTTGCAGCCCAAGCCGGGAGACTGGCTACAAGACCTGAAGGGTGACTGCTGGACCATCCTGACCGTCAATTGGTGGGCTCTGCGCCGGACTTGGCAGTTGGTCACGCGCAACCTGGCACTCAATGCCGGCTTGAACCAGGAGATCAGCGTGTGGCGGGCATTGCACCGGGCGGATTCCACGAGCAGTGACACGCCAATATGGGCTTGTGTTTACAGTTCGGTTCCGGCCAGAATTCAGGAGACTGATGCGGCGGCTCTGGAAGAGCAGGGCAAGCGGTTGACGTGGCGCTCGTACACTGTGATCCTTGGGCACAAGCTTGTTCTGACGGTGAATGACCAGATCAGGGACAAGCATGGGAGAATCTACGAGGTGGTTAGTTGGGCTCACCTGGACCGGATTGACGAGCTGCCGCAGGTGACATGTGTGAGGAAGACATGACGACTCGATGGCGCGGCAGTGATGCCATACAGGAGATTCGCAAGAAGGCAGCCCAGAGGCTGCTGGCGATGGCCGCGCAATTCGTCACGGCTCACATGGATTTCCTCAATGTCAGCAACCCTCGCCCGTATGTCACTCCGAGCCAGCCAGGCGAGTACCCACGCAAGCGTACTGGCTTTGGTCAGAGGTCGGTGTCATTCCAGCCGACCAGTGTGGCGGGTGTGATTTCTGCCGGCCTGAAGATTCGGGTTGGCTACCTGGCCAACGCTGAGTACATGCTGATCTTGGAGCTGAGCCGTCGGCGGCTAGGTCTGCTGGAAACCTTGCGTCGGACGAAATCGCGGTTACAGGTGATTGCACAGCAATGACCGAGAACGAATTCGAGGTACTCCGTGCTTTCAAGCGCCGTTGGGACACGAGCCCGCTGACTCGGTTGGTCCCTGGCGGTCTGTGGTATGGCCGTGTTCCAGACAGTGCCGCCAGCCCGTATGCACGGATTGCGTTGCAGTCGGAGAGGCCGCAGTGGACCAGTGGCCGGGACTACACTCAGGAGATCAATGTCACCATCTCGGTCTGGAACTCGCCTGGTTCCGGGCTGGATGCGTTTTCTGAGATCATCGAGGCGTTGTCTTCGACTTACGACAACCAGGAGAAATTCTTCCCCCTGTCGGGTGGTCGCCGGTGTCTGTGGCTGGAGCCACAGACTAGCGAGATTCAGCAGGATGGCAGCCAGGACGCCCAGCCGGTGCTAGTTGCGTCTGGGTCGTGGAGAGTGCTACTGCAAGCGACGAGGAGGAACCGATAGCGAACACCTTGAACGCGACGCTCGGTATTACGGGCTACGCCACGCTCCAGTACGACTCGGAGATCACTCAGTTGATCGACACCATCTCGATTGGAGCGAACAATTTTGACTCGCTTGAGTATGCGATCACGCATGGTGCGAGCGGTGCGCTGAAGTGCAACGAGTGGTTCCGCGATGAGCGTACCGTGGCCGCCAGTGCGGCGGACAACCTTGACCTGGCCGGCTCCCTGAAGAATCCGTTCGGCGAGACGATCACCTTCACTCACATTCGTGTGATCATCCTGGCCATTGACGCGCCGGACGGGGCCAAGTCGCTTTACTTTGGCCCTCGTGGCCAGGCCAACGCCTGGCAAGGCCCCTTTGCTGGGGTGGGAGCCACGGATTACATCACGGTGTCGGACAGTTTGTTTCTGGCGAATTTGTCGGGAACCAATGGCTGGCCGGTGACGGCGGGGACTGGCGATGTGCTCGGGATTTACAACCCCGGGGCTTCGGCTGTGACCTACCGAATCTGGCTCCTTGGCCAAGTGTAGTAGAGGAGTGAGCGATACCTGTTTTTCACAAGGGCAACGGAGGTAGAGTAGTCGCCGGTGGCGTCACCCTGGACGTACTTGACTGGAAGATGACCAAGAAAAACCGCCTGTCTGAGACTACGCACTCGGGCAGCGGTGGGAACGCGCAGTACATCAAGACGGTCAACGAATACTCCGGCTCTGTGACTGCCAACTGGGACAGCACTGCGGTCCCCGAAGCGGTGATTGATGTGGGATCGACTGTCAACTTGGTGCTCTACATGGGTGACAGCAACAAAGCCTACTCGATTTCGGCCATTATTGAGACGCTGGAGCCATCGGTGCCAAATCAGCAGGGGCACGTTACCTACTCTTTCACATGGAAAGGCATTGGCCCGATGACTAACCCGTCGTAGTAGGGAGAAGACCAAGTGGATTTGAACACAGCCAACGATCTGGTAACTGGTGCGCCTGGCACCATCACGCTGGGCGGCAGGCTGTTCCTGATCGGGCAGCCGACCACGCAAGACTTTGTCGCGTTGCGGCGGCATCTACACAGTCTTGCTGTCAAGAAGGCCAAGCCTCCGCTGGCCGCCATCGCTGAGGAGCTGAGCAAGCTGCCGGCTCATCTACAGAGTGAGGCGATCAAGGCTGCGGTGGCTCAGCAGGCGAGTGGCCCGCAAGTGACGAATGAGGCGGTTGCGGAGCAGCTGTACACACCGGAAGGGTGTGCCTTCTGGACCTGGCTGTTGATTTTCAAGAACCACAAGGACGTCAAGTTTGAAGAGATCAAGGCTTTGGTGTCTGAGGAGAACGTGAATGAGGTGCTTGCTTCGTTGCTGAAGGCAAGCAGCCTTGAGGCTATCGCCCCAAACTAGACTGGGGCGATTGGCTCTTCGATCCGCCGGGAACCAATCGCCCAAAATTCTTCCGTGAGTGGGCGACCAATTGCTTCTGGCCGCCCCAGATCGTTGCTCAGCTGTCCATTCCTCAACTCTTTGCCCTGGAGGTCCAACCGCCCTCGCTGGAAGAAGTGCTAGACATGCTCGATAAACAGCGGGCCGCGAAGGGCTTGCCACCGATCAAAAGGAGCTACCGATCATGAGTGGCGCGCTGGCACAGCAGTACATCGAATTCGTGGCCAGGGGGCTTGACCAGGTTGAGGCCGGTCTGAGGGGCTTGGAGAGTAAGCTCGCTTCGGTCAGCAGGCTTACCGATGTAGCCAAGCTGGGCTTCACCACTCTCACCAGCACCGTTGGCGGCTTCGTGACGGCAGGTCTGCTTGGAACTACCCACGCGGAGCAGCTTGGGCAGGCCATGCAGAATTTGTCGCGTGAGATCGCTGGCATCTTCCTGCCGGTGATTGAGAAGGTCATCGACGGCATCAAGAAGGTGACTAGCTGGTTCGAGCACCTTTCGGGGCATCAACAAGATCAGATCATGCGCTGGACGGCGGCAGCAGGCGCTGCCCTGCTGGTGGTTGCCATCTTCCCCAAGGTGGTCACTGGAGTCACCGCCGTCATCGGAGCAGTTCGGGCGCTCACTGCCGCTTTGGCTACTGCTGGGGCCGTAACTGGAGTTGCGTCCGGTGGTCTGACCACCATCCTCGGCATCGTGGCCACCCTGGTGGCTGCCTTCATCGGCTTCGGCGCGGCCAGTGAGGAGGGGTTTGGCAGCCTATCCAAGCTGATTGAGCCGATTCAGGCTGCCTTCGAGAAGATCACGAATGCGGCTGCCCCTCTGTTCTCTTCCCTGGACAAGATCGGCGATCTGTTCACGCGGCTCGTTGATTCGGCTGTCGGGCCATTGACCCTGGTGATGAACAACCTGGCTGAGGTGATCACCCTGGTGGTCAACGTTCTTGTCGTCTTGCAGTCCATCCTGTCTCCGGTGGGCGAACTGATCATGCAGTTGATCTCTTTCGTGACCGAGTTGGCTTCCAAGGTGGTGAGTTTTCTGGCCCCTGCCTTTGAAGCTGTCGTTGCACCGTTGAAGCAGGCGAACGCCCTCCTTGAACGGCTTGGCCTGTTGGCCAGCAGTCAATCGAAGAGCGCCAAGAGCGAGCCTCATCGTAGGACGGAAGGCACGGGTGGCCAGTTTGAGGATGTGCAGGCGACCTTCCGGCGGATTCAGTCCGCCGTGTTGAAGTCGGACACCAAGCGGATTGACGAGCGCCAGCTAGAGACGTTGGGCGAGATCAATACATCCGTTCGGGACGTGGAAGCGGCCATCGAACGGTTATACCCGGCTGTTGCGTGAAGTACCATGCCCACGACTGCGAATCTCGGCATCCAGTACACTGAGTATTTCGAGGGGTATCGTGAATCCTGGTCGAACGACGGGGTAGCGGAGGCGGTGCGCATCCTGGAGTGTGCTTGGAGGGATCGCAAAAACTTCATCCGGGCCATGCTTGGCGGAGTGACCGCCGGGATCAATCGCATTCCGCCGGACGTGCATCCAGATTACAGTCTACGGGCCTTGGCTGTGGGTGGCGGCGGTGGCCTGGTAGCCACCAACGTAGAGCTGATTGCTGGCGTGGGGGTTCCGGCGGCGAACAGTCCGAGAGGGATGATTTCCTACGACCGAGCCCGCTTTGCGGTGACGTACAAGGCGGTCCCCTACAACATCATCGGTGGCACCTACCCGAACGATCTGGAGATTGACCGGTACATCATCCGCAAGCTCAACTACGCAATCGAGTCGCTGACCATTCCTGGTCAGTGCTTGAAGTTCTCCGACGGGACCAAGATCAACGAGCAGATGACCATCCTGATGCCCACCCAGGAGGTCATCTACACATGGGTGATGGCTCCCAGGGTGCCCACCTCCGCGATCAACAACTGCATTGGAAAGGTGAACGACGCCCTCTTCGACGGCATCTACCCGCCGGAGACGCTGCTGATGGTTGCCCCAGATGTTGACCCGTACTGGCACCCTGCCCAAGAGGCGGTGGTGTGGAACATCACCTACAAATGGCTGTACCGTGCAACCGGGTGGAACAAGTTCTACCGCAGAAGTACCAACACATTTGCACCCGTGGTTGGCGTCGCTACCAACGAGAAGCCGTACAAGACTGCTAACTTCAAGACCTTGTTCCAGTAGGATCGCGTTGGGGTGGATGAGTGTGTGGCGCGTGACTACCAGCTGCTGAGCACACACAAGCTGCCGTTGAAGGTTAGCAGCCGATTGTTGAGTGAGGTGGTATGCCTAAGACAGCAAACTACGGTGTTCCGTACACCGAATATTTTGAAGGGTATCGTGAGTCCTGGTCCAACGACGGGACGGCGGAGGCGGTGCGCATCCTGGAGTGTGACTGGCTGGCCAGGGGTCAATTCATCAAGGCCATGCTTGGCGGAGTGACGGAGGGGATCAACCGGATTCCGCCAGACGTTCACCCCGACTACACCCTCAAGTCTCTGGGGGCGGGTGGTGGGGGAGGTCTGGTTGCCACCAATGTGGAGTTGATCGCCGGGATCGGTGTCCCCAACGACGATGGCCCTGGTGGGATGATCTCCTACGACCGGGCCAGGTTTGCAGTGACGTACAAGGCGGTCCCCTACAACATCACTGGCGGCACGCAGAAGAATGAGTTGGAGGCGGATCGTTACATCATCCGCAAGACCAACTACGCGATTGAGTCCTTGACCATCCCTGGCCAGGGGCTGAAGTTCGAGGACACCTCAGCCAAGATCAACGAGCAGCTCTCCATCCTGATGCCCACCCAGGAGATCACCTACACATGGGTGATGGCACCTCATGTGCCATACGATGCGATCAGCCAGTGCATCGGCAAGGTGAATGCGTCCACTTTCGACAACCGCTACGAGTACGACACGCTGTTGATGGTTGCGCCGGAGATTGAGCCGTACTGGCATCCCGCCCAGGAGGTGGTTGTCTGGAACATCACCTACAAATGGCTGTACCGAGCTACCGGATGGAACTACTTCTACCGCAAGGACAAGAATGCGTTCTACAAGGCGGTGGGGGTTGCCAGCGGGCAGACGCCGTACCAGACGGCAGACTTCAAAATTCTGTTCGAGTAGGGCCGTGAGATGAGCGAGCGACCATTCAAGAGGCCGCGCCGGGGTGGCTACAAGCGTGGCGCGCAGATCAGCCTGAAGGAGCTGATCCGGTTGCAGGGCCAGGTTGAGCAGCTGTCCAAGACGGCTCTCGGGAACAAAACGCTGGTCCACTCAAACGCGGGCGGCACCTTTCAGGACGTCACGCTTCCGCGTCTCGTGTGGGGGAAGATTCTCTCTGGCAACAACCCGTATGCTTGGAAGCAGCTCAAGGACGACGGCTCCGGCACGCTGAGTGAGGATGATCTCGGCCTGGAAGGTAGTCCGGCCAGTTTGCCGGCCTACGAGGTCAATGGTGCGGAGTCCGTCCCGGCTGGGGCCATTGTCCGCATGATCCCCAGCTGTGACGGGGACAGCTACTTCTTCCTGTACGACAGCAACCCGATCTCGTACCAGGACGTCACCCTGGACGATGACCAGCACAACTACGAACCCAACTGGTTCACTCGCTGGCTGCGCATCACGCCAACGGACAACCTGAGAATCACCGGGATTGTCATCGCTGGCAACAACGTGGACGGCAGCTACCTGGAGATCACCAATGCTGCCTCGAAGGATGACGGGTTCTTCATCGAACTGCCGCATCTGAGCAGTCAGTCTGAGAGCGCGAACCAGTTCAAGCACTGGGATGGCAAGGATGTCTACCTCTACCCTGGCGAAACCATCAAGCTGAAGTACCAGGGTGACAAGTGGGTTTCTGTAGAGCGCCCCTCTGAGCTGGGAATCCTTGATGTAAGCAGTCTGCGTCTGCCGCAGAAGAGCATCATCTTGATGGCGGCAGCGTACAACAACTACGATGAATTCAAAGATCAGACGGGCTGGATGGTTCAGGCCATTGGTGGTGATGCGGTCCTGACTGGCCTGGACGCTTCGCCAACGGTTGGCCAGGATTGTGACGGCCAGCTCTTGGTGCTCGAAAACACGGGATTCTTCGGCAGGTTGCAGTTCAGGCATCTTGACCCAAGCAGCCTGTTGGACAATCAGATCGTGACGCCGGACACGCTGGCCTACAACGTTCTGCCTGGCCAGACTGCTCTGATCAAGCGTGACGAGGACAGCAGCAAGTGGCGAATCCTGAGTCCAGCGCTACCGGCGTGGAACACGGTTCAGGTTCTGCGTCTTCCGCAGGGCACGGTCACTACGTCTGGCGTTCAGAACAACTACGCCGGGTTCGCGCAGAGGACTGGTTGGCGCTGCAACTCGGCCAACGACCTGGTTCTCACCGGCATTGATCACACGGCTCCGCTCAATCAAGTCACGGAAGGCAAGCTGCTCCTGCTGGAGAACGTCAGCCAGTCGAGTCAGTTGGTCCTCAAGCACAATGATCCTGGCTCTGTGAGTCAGTCCAGGATCATCACTCCGGACGGGAACGACTACCGTGTCTACCCCGGCTTTTCGGCCTGGTTGAAGTACGATGGCACGTCCCAACGCTGGCGCGTGATTGCTCCGCCGAGTTCCAACCAGCTGGTTGCGCGTCAGATCACAGTGTACCCCGGAGAAACCGAGAACGACTACGCTGGCTTTTCAGGGTACTCTGGCGCTCGACTACTCCCCGTTGCGGGCGGCTCTACGATCACTGGCATCAAGGCTGAGCCGGACGGAACCTTGCTCCTGGTCGAGAATGTTGGCAGTGATCCATTCCACGTCACGCATGAAGACAGCAATTCGCAGGCAGCCAACCGTTGCTGGACGCCAGACGACAACAAGCTGACGATCCCATACCAGGGCCTGCTTCTGGCGAAGTACGACGGGACCAACTCTCGTTGGCGTGTGTGGCCAGTTGGTTCCACTGTGACCATCCCGACCTCTACTCCGGCCCTCCACAAGGAGGGGCAGGTCTGGATGGAGAACTGTAACTACGCCTACTACTGCGCTGGTGGTACGCAGTACCTACAGAAGAATGTCTTCACTCAGACTGGCGACATGTCCTACTGCTCGATGGGCTCCATCCCAGGCATGGCGGCGCGTCTGCCCATCGGCAATGCTGGAACCTGGCTGCGAAGTGGCGGCACGACACCATCCTGGTCGCAAACCACGATGGCGGACAGCTTCATGCGTGGCGACCTGGTTCGAGCGTCAGAGGACAATGTGCTCAACCGCCTGGAGATTGGCAGCGCAGACACTCTCTTGCTGAGCAACGGCACTGACCCAAGTTGGGGCAAGATTGACCTGCTGTCCGGCTATCATGGAGACACCACTGCGGGCACGGTCCAGCGTGGTGACATCGTTACTGGCCAGGGTGAGTCTGCCACTTGGACTCGGCTGCCAATTGACACCACGGCGACTCGTTATTTGGCCAACACGGGGGAGGGTAACGAGCCAAAGTGGGACCAGATCAACCTGGCCAACGGTGTGATTGGGGTTTTGCAGCCGGACAACGGCGGCACGGGCGGCACCTTGCCGATCAGTTATGGCGGCACGGGGGCCACTACTCAGTCGGGCGCGCAGAGTAATCTTGGTGTCCCGTCAAACGCGAAGACAAACCTTCTCTGTGAAGGCCGGCTTACCCTGGCGAGCAACACGCCAGTCACCACCACCGATATAGCCAATGCTGGCACTCTGTACTTCACGCCGTTGGGCACCGGAGCTGGCGTGGCCCTCTACGACGGCAGTGATTGGCAGACCTACACGCTCAGTGAAGTAACTCTGTCGCTGTCGGCGGTAGCTGGCAGTCTCTACGACGTGTTCCTCTACGACAGTGGCGGCGGCACGCTGGCGTTGGAACTGTCGCCCGCCTGGAGTGGCCTGAACACTCGCTCGGAGGCCCTGGCCAAGCAAGATGGCGTGTGGGTCAAGGGGAGTGATCACACCCGCCGCTACGTCGGAACCATCTGCGCCAGTGGCACCAATCAGACAGAGGACAGCAAAGCCAAGCGGTACGTCTGGAATGCCTACAACCGAGTGCCAAGGCTCATGCTGGACAGAGCAACGACGGACTGGTACACCACCACAAGCACCGCCTGGCACGCTTACTGCGGCGAGATGGTAGTCGTGGAGTGGGTGCGCGGGCTGAACGAAGAGCCCGTATGGCTGGAAGCGCGTGGGAACAATGCCGGTGCTTACGAAAACGGCTACGTCGGGATTGGAATCGACCGCTTCAACGGCAACGATGCGTCACTGTCCACTGGTGGCGGTGGAGGGCAGATCATTCCGTCCAGCGCGATCTACATTGACAACCCCTCCTTGGGGTATCATTTCGCCGCGATGGTCGAGAAATGTCAGAGCGGGATCGGACAAACTTTCTACGGTGACGCTGGCCTGACAGGTAATACTCTCCAGGCTGGCCTCATCGGTTGCATTTGGGGGTGAGTGCCTGTGCTCGTTAACAGACTGTTGACCGAGATTCGCAAGACGACCCTGCCGATCACGGGGGTAGGTGTGTGCAGCCGACAACCGGAGGACACGAGCGCGGCTGGCGGAAACCTCTACTGGACAAGCCACCCCAAGGACGGCAAGTGGGTCAAGTTCACCTGGAGCAGTCCGCCGACCGAGGAGCAGAGGAGTCAAGCTGCGGCCATCGTGGCACAATATGACAGCAGGCCGACGACCGAGGAGAAGCTAAACAAGGCACAGGTTTCGGTCAGTGCTCTGGCCGCGCTACTCGTGAAGTCAAGCAGGCTGTGGGCTGGGTTGGCACCTGAGAAAAAGGCGTCGTTGGACAGGGTAATCGAACAGGCTGCCATGCAAGTGCTGGGGGTGATGGATGAAGCTGCTGGAAGTGGCGGAGCAAATCCAAACGGGTGACATCTTCCTCTGTCGGGGCAGTGTCTGGTGGGGAGCAAAGATCATCCGACTGAAGACCCAGTCCGTCTACAGTCATGTGGGGGTAGCCATCTGGATCACAGCCGACAGCTGCCGTCGGCTGGCCATCCTGGAGGCCACTTACCGTGGAGTGCGTATGTTTCCACTGGACCTGTACCTGGTCCACTGTCAGAGGTGGAAGACGCAGGTGGACTGGTGGGTGGTCACAGACAGCAGTATCAACCGCGAGAAGATTGCGAGCTACTGTCTGAAGCAGTGGGGCAAGCCCTACGCTTCGTTGTGGCAGCTGTTCTGGTCCTTCGGCTGGTTGGGCAGCTTGTTTCGGAAGTGTTCCGGATTCTCGGCTGACCTGGAGAAAGATCGGTTCTTCTGCTCGGAGCTAGTCGCGTCCGCCTTGCGGGCGGCTGGCTGGGTTCCGCCTCCTGGCGACCCGAGTGATCGTGAGCCAGCTTTGACCGACCCTGGAGTAGTGGCACTCTTCCCTTGTTTGCAGAGGCGAGGGAGACTGGAGCTGTGAGCACATTGGAGCTATTGCCAGGAGACTGGTTTTTCGTTACGGTGATACTCGTCGGAGCTGGTCTACTTTTGTGGGCCTTGCTAACCGAGGATGACTAGATAGCTCGCCTCCTCTTTTCCCTGGTTGTCGCCCTGTTCCTTACTGGCCTTAGCCTGGCCCAGCCAAAGGTTAGTGAAGGACCAGTGGCGGGGTATTGCCCAACCTGTCCACCGCCTCGGCAGCAGCCGCCAAAGATCAGTGAGTCGCCGCCAGCGGTTGTCCCAGACCAGAGAATCTGGTCCGCATCGGTTCGCGTGCTGGCTTACGGCGGGCGGTATTCGGCGAGCGGGTCAGGCGTGCTGGTGTCTTCACGGGCAATCATCACCTGCGCGCATGTGGTGAGCGACAGTAACAAGTTCGCGGTCTACTTCCCATCGTCGCCATCGCAGGCCATGCCAGCTTCCCTGATCGCGGCGGACTGGATACTCGACCTGGCCCTTCTTGGCCTGGACGCTGAGGCCAGCGTGGCTCCCGTGTCGTTGTCTTCGGGTGACGCGGTGCCTGGCGAGCAGGTGACGGGAATCGGCTACCCTGGTGGCACTGGGCCGCAGATCAAGACAGGGCGAGTAGTTGGCTTCGCAGGCTCGTTTGTGCAGTGTGGCTTTATCGCCCAGAACGGTGACTCGGGTGGCGGTCTGTTTCGCTCGGACGGATCGTTGGCTGGCGTGATCTCGCGGACGGTGAGCCGCAATCTGCTCAATCGGCCTGAGTACAGTGAGGGGGCTGGGGTGTCGGCAATTCGGCGCTTTCTCGCCGAGCCAAGGTGCGCCCCCTGGTTCAGTGTCAGGCCGGCGGAACCGCCGAGGCCGCCCAGCTTGGAACCTGAGAGGAGGCCACCGGAGCCGCCCAGGTCAAGCGGGCCAGACCTGAACGAAATCCGCAAGCAGCTGGATCGCGTGCAGACTGTCATTGCGGACATTCAGGCCAAGCGTGAGGGGCTGGACCAGCGGCTGAAGGAGACTGAAGAGTTTGCGAAAGAGCAAGCCAAGCGGGCGGAGAGAACTGTGGGTCAACTGCAAGATTCTCTCTCTTTGGCCAAGCCGGTGTTGGATCATGCACCGAGAATTGCGTCCTGGCTGCCCTGGTTGCCGGTGATTGCCGGTGCGGCTGCCTCGGGTAATCTGGCTCCACTGGTTCTCGTTGCTGGTAGAGCGATGTTGTCTCGCTACCGGAGGAAGCAGAGTCAGGATGAGCCGAAGAGGCCGGAGCCGTTTGTTGGCCCGGTGGTGACGGAGCCGGCTCCCCGGCAACGGGAGTACGTCCCAGTGGAGCAGCCCAACGGCAAGCTGAAAGCATTGGAAGAAGCCATGAAGAAGGTCGCCCAGGATTACCCTGGCGCGATCAACGTGGTTCGCACAATCGAATCGGTTGCGGATCAGATTTACTCTGGTATGGAGAAGAAGAATGCCTCCGCTTGAACTGCAAGTTCCGCCTTTTCGTTCTGACTCTCCGCCCTGGTACAACAATGGTGTGTGGGGTACTTTGGGGTGTGCGGTGCCGCAGACGGGTAAGTATCTGCACACCACGAATATCCCCATCTGGGAGCTGGTGGATGTGGCTGGTCGTCAGCTGTTCCACCTGCTGTGGCACTACGACGACCGCAAGTTCGAGTCGCCGCCAAGCAAAAACTGTCTCTGGGAGGTGTACAACCTCATCCTGATTGCTCGCAAGCGGATCGCTGACCGGACCTACGGGCCGGAGGAGACGGTGCCCTTGGCGACTCACGCCAAGCCGGCACCGCAGATGTTCCGCCTGTACCCGGTGCCCTTCTACGGACGTCTCGGTTGCGTGAACAGCTTCCTCTA